CAATTCAAAGTCATCCTGAACCTTTACTTTACCCTCACCAATATTAGTTACCGAACCCATACCTCTTGATGAGATACCTAATAGGATTCCAGCTTTTAATAATTCTTTTAAGATGTTACCAGATGGAGTTGGTAGAATTTCTACTGTACCACACAAATCATCCCCTTCCCAATGGATTTCTCTTACGTTATGAGATACGTTCTTTAAATTAATTACAGTCGAGTCAGGGTGGTCTAATTCACCTAATGCTCTACGTTCTTTAATTAGTACTTCGTATTTCTTAGCTTCTCTCATTAAGATTTCTCTAGGATATACTCTACCATTTTGGTTTTCCGCAGATGCTCTTTGTAGAACTCCTTTTACTAGTGTCCTTCCTCCTTCATCTTCTTTTACCTTACCTTCGAAAAGGTTTGTTTCTATTAATAATGATTTCATTCTTATTTTAATTCTTAATGTTTAAGTAAATCATTTATTACTTTATCAAATAATCTACTACTATTTGTATTACCAGCTCCACTAAATCCTTTTTCTTTTTGCAAATAAGCAATAACTTTATTTCTTAAAAGCTTTTCAACATCATTATTTTGAATGATTTTTTTAACAGCTGTTTTAACATCTTCAAGTTCAGGAAATTCATTTCCTTCAGCATCTCTTGCCTCATCTATGGATTCCATTTTGCTTCTAATTTTAGAAGCCATTGTACCTAATTGAGACTTATCAATACCTAAACTATCAATAACCTGTGCTACCAATTGTAATTTTTGAGTAGGGTTTAGTTTTGCATCTTTAATTTTATCAATTGCTTGAGATAATTTTACTTTAATTCCAGATGGAATTGTAACGTTTGGTAATTCAGTAGATACCGATTCTTTTTTTGAAGCTCTTAAATCTGCCAAATCATCGCTCTCAATATCACCATCCTTATCAACATCTAATTCTTTTTGTCCACCAACCAATTCTTCGTTTTTTTCACCCTTACCATTCCAAGCTGTATCTACTTTGTTAAAAAATGCTTTCTTTTCATCATCGTTCATATCGTTGATACCTTTACCAGCTTTTTCCAATGCTTTAGCAAAAAAAGCCTGATACTCAGACTCTTCTGTCATTACCTCTTTAACTAATTCTTTTAGTCTTTCTTTAGTTATGTTCATATTATAATGTTCTAATTTTTTCTGAAAGGTTCATTAATCTTTCTTTGATTTTATGTAAACTTTTATTTGTTCTTTTATAGTAATCATCTCTTTTAACCCCATTCTCATTCTTTATCTTGGAGTACCAATTCACAAATTTTTCTACCTCACCCAATTGTTGTTTGATAGATGTTATACCTCTACTCATTTTAGCTTTAGGAGAACCATCTTCTTTTTTAATTGCCAACCAACGATTTTCATTTAAACTAGCTTCTTCATCATCTTTTGCTAATATCATACCACTCTTATCTGCAATTTCACCAGAATCACTACAATCAGTTCCGGTTGGTTTTATTTCTAGTGGTTTTTTAGAATTAGCAGGAACATCGTTTTTTAACCAATCCTTTGCTTCTTCTAAATCATCAACCACCTCACCACCAGTTACTTTAGCTAATCTATTATTTTTCTTTGCAGTAGAGCCCGGTTTAGAAAATGCAGCAGGTGTGTTATAGCCAGCTACATTACCAGTTACAGACATTTCTTCTAATTCGTTTTCGTCTTGGATTTCTTTAACTATACCTCTAATTATTTCCTTTAGTCTATTTGACATTTACCTTTGATTTTAATTCTTTGATTAACTCATAAGAAAGCATTATAGATGAAACATTATTATCAGATACAGTTTTACCAATTTTCATTTTTTCTAAAACAGAAATAGTTTCTGACAATTTAATTGTAGTTACTTTATCTGATATTTTAGATTTAATTGCTTTTAACTCTTTCACAATTTGTGGAAGTTCTATTGCTAAATAATCTTTAAATTTAGATGTATTAGACATATTGTTAATATACTCTTTTAATAAACCTTTTTGTTTATCATCTAAATTTGTATATTTTTTATTAAAAGTTTCAACAAGAATCTTATAGGTTAGTAATCGTAGGTCTTTATCTTGTTGTTTGTAGGTTTCTATTAGTTTTGTACTATCAGAAGTAGGTTCAACTTTATTTGCAGTTGGTCTTGAAATAATATTTTCAATTAATGTAATCTTAGAATTGAATACATCTTTAATATCGTAGTTTTCTGATTTTTTAGATTCAAATACTTTATATATTGAAGCTAATACTTTATAGTTAGTTATGGGTGATGTTAAAAATTGCTCTAATTCAAATTTTGAATTAATCTCTTTAATAAGATTGTATTTTTCTTTAGATAATTTAACTACATTTAATTTTGAATGAGCTTGAGATACAGTTTCAACAAACATTTCAGCTTTTGCTTCTGAATTGTATTTTTCTTTTAATAGTAAATCATAAAGACGTAATTCTTTATTTAATTCAGTACCTGCTGCAAAGAATTCCTTTACTATATGTTTTGCGTTCTCCGTTTTGTCCCCATTAAGAACTTCTAGTGTTATTTGTCTTACTAATAATTCAAATAACACTCCAGTGTTCTTAACTTTGGAATGTTTTATTTTTTTCATTTATTTACCCTATAATTTAACCTATGTCCATAAACTAACACATATAAATATAAACTTTTTAATGTTTATTAAAATTTACTGTCATCTAACAGGTTTTTTTCATCCAAAAGGTCTGATTTTTCTGATTTTTCACTCAAAATCTTCTTTTTTGCCGAAATTCCGTTTAAATATTGTTGTGCTAATTTTTTATTTGATTCATTAGTTCTAGTTTCCCTCTTTCTCTCTTTCTCATTTTCTTTATTTCCCAACGGGTCTCTACCCAATGGATGTTTATCTTTTCCGTAAGTATTTCCCTCTCTTGGTCTACCACCTTTATCTACAATCTCCTGCTTCATTTTTTCAATCTCCTCCTCAACATTTTGTTGTTGTGGTGGGTTTGCTGGGTCTTGCCCTTGCTGTTCAATTGAATTATAACGGAATCTATCTTTAAGGTCTAATACCATTTTAGCTCTTTCCATATCCATCTCATCTTCACTCATACCAAATACATTATGGTAAACCCAATCAGTAGATAACATATTTAAGGATTTCATGTCAGTTGCTAATCTAACTTTTTCACTCCAAAGATTTACTTTCTCTTGCTCATATATTGTAGAAGCATTAGTTAAAGTAAGTTGGAAGTTTGTCATTTCAGCATCATCAATACCCTGTCCAGCTAAGTGAACGATTGCAATCTTATATAATTCACTAACGATTGTTCTTTGAATTCTTTCAATAGTTCTAGCAAAACGAACATCCTGTGCTGCTAAAGTTGCTTTACCATTTACATCTTCCTCATATCCCAAAAATGCTTTAGGTATTTTAAGTGCTGCAAATAATTTAGCTTTTAAGTAATCAATATCTTCAACTGCTGAATAATCCAAACCAGCTAAGTTATCAATTGATGTACCACTATCACCGCCTCTAACAGGTAAGAAGAAATCTTCCGTAAGGTTTTGAATATTATATTTTAAGTTGTAATCGCCTGTATTTTTATCAACAAATGGAGTTTTCTTCATTTTATTGATAATCTTTTGCATATAGTTATCAACTTCATTCGGGTTGATGTTACCAATATCAATTTTAAATATTCTTTTTTCGGGAGCTCTCATAATACGATGAATTAACATCGCATCTTCCATTAATTGTAATTGTTTCCAAACTCTACGACCATTTTCAATCATGGCCTTACCATATGGGAGGAAGTTGGTATCTGATAATAAACGGAAGTGGGCCATTTCATAGTTCTCATATTCCTTTTTACCAAATCTATCTAATTCAACTTTAAACTTAACATAGTTTTGATTCATTGGGTCAGTACCTTCCAATCTTTCAGTATTATATACAGAATATGGAGTTACATTAATAATACCCTTACCTTCTGCCATTTCCAATGCTAAAAAGAAATCACCATATTTTACCAAGTTTCTTGTCCAAGGCCAAAGGTTAAATTCTATGTTTATAATATCATAAAATAAGTTATGAAGTATTGCACTTACATTTTCGTTTGATGATTTGATTGCTAATATATCACCATATTCATTCTTTGTTGTGGATTCATCTGAATAGATATCTAATGCAGATGCGATAATAGGGTCATTATCCATAGCATCGTAATCTCTGAATAATTCTCTACGAACCTGATGGTATGCCATTGATTGTGCACCCTGATTAGTTTCATAGTATGACCTTTGTAATTTTGTATATCTATCTCTAAGATTTACAAAATTTGTACTCATTTGCTTTTCATCCGTATCAACAACTCTGCGCTTACCATCTTTATCAACGGTAACAATAGCGTTTGTTGAGAATAATTTCTTTAGTCTACCAAAAAAACTTTTACTATCATCTAATTCTTGCTCTGCCATAATTTATTTTATCAGTTTTCTATTTTGACATTATATAACATAAATATCGTAAAATATCAAAACACTACAACCATTGGGATAAATCTTCAAATCCATCACCAACTTTCATCTTCCAAGGGTTATCATTCATAGTATCACCACCACCATATATTCCTTGAGATGTATTTGATGTTATACCACTTACCGCTTGTTTTGTTAAATCAATACCTTCTTGTCTTAATCTAAGTGCAGTATCCCTTACCCATAATCCAATTGAGAATGCCATCACCAAGTCATCGTTATAACCCTTCATAGCTTCTGCCCTACCATTCATATAAATAAATGTAAACAATTCATCTATCAAACGAGTAGAACGAACTATTACAGCTTTCTCTCTAAAATAATCCGTTAATTTAGATATAATCAAAGGCCTAGTCTTAGATGTGGTTGAAAATCCAGCTACCAATCCTCTATCTTCTGCTCTATATCTATTTGACATTTGATTCTCAACATCAATATATTTTAAATCCTTACTCATATAGAATAAGTTTTTATAACCCCTATCTATTACTTGCTGAATTGTTGCCCAACCAATATTTGCATTCTCCACTACAAGTAATGCATCATTATATTCGGTTGAAAGTGCTACTAAAAAGTTTCCAAAATCTTTTGTATCAACTTTACCTTTATATTCAGCTACTTGCGTTGAATTAACTATGTCAATTACATGGCATGTAGAGTAATCGGCCCCATCACCTCTGGCTACATCGGCCACTACCATATACGATTTAGAATAATCCGCATGTTCCCATTTCCAAAGGTTTCCATCAAACCCACCCCTTTCAATTGGGTCTTGAATATATGTTTCTTTGTAAAACATTAATAATTCAGGTTCAATTACAGTTTCACCAGAACTTACGAAATCACAATCACACTCTTGAGCTGCTTTCTTTACACCTAATAATTTCTCTTGCTCATCTCTCCATTTTTGGTCTCTTTCAGGGTGTACTGTCCAATGTAATCTAATTGTATTGAATGGATTTCTACTTTCCTCTGCACCAATCCAAGTTTGGTGAAACCAATTACCAACACCATTAGGAGTAGATAGTGCAATACAACTACCACCCGTTGATAAAGTTGATTGTGCTGATACCCAAATCTCATCGATATCATCAATAAAAGCTGCCTCATCAAATATTAGAAGTGATAAGGCTTCAGAACGTCCTGCATCAGGAGATGAAGCAATAGCCTTAATTTGAGAACCATTTTGCAAACGAAGGGAAAGTTTATTATCTTCCATAGAACCTCCTTTAAGCCACGTTGGAAGTAAATCATGCATTACTCTTACTTTTGTTACTAAATTCTTTGCTACTTCTTGCTTTGTTGCAATTACTAATACATTAAAATCAGAATTGAATATCATTTTCCAAAGTGAGAACCCAGCACAAAGTGTTGAGATACCAGTTTGACGTGATTTTAGGACTACATTAAATCTATTATCTTTAAATTGAGTTAAGGTCTTTTCCTGAAATGGAAATAATTGAAAAGGTATCTTTCCTCTAACCGGATGCTGAATCATACAATACTTCTTCATAAAGTGAATCGGGTCTAACGCACACTTTTTGTATTCTTCTGCAATAATCTCTTTTAGGGATTTCTTTTGTGTTATACCAGTACTCATATTAGTCTTTAAGTCGTCTTACTAAATCGTAATTTTTATCTTTCAATTTTTCATAAGCTTCATTTCTTAGTTTTGTAACTTCTTCTATTTCTTTTTCAAAATTAACAATATCCGTCATTATTTCTGCTTTCAATTCATTAACATCTCGTTCCATACTCCAAGTTTCAATGGTTCCATCTTCTTGAACTACTTCATATGTTTGTTTAGTATCGTTATATGCTTGTTGAAATTGTGCAATTACATCCTTACCATGTGCAATCATATTAGAATACATTTTATAATCTTCGTATTCTTTCCATAACCCATCATACTTAATTTGAGCTTCTCTTAAAGCAAGACAATGTAAACAATATCCAGTTTTAGAAATTAATTTTTTATCAACCCTGCCTACTTTTATTGTTTTACAATTTTCAGATTTGCAAGTGTTTAATTTATCTAAATACGCTCTAACATCAGCCATAGTATCACCCAATTCGGATGTTTCTATTTTACCCGCTTCTAATTGCTCCCAAGATCTACCATCCACATCAGTCCATTTTTCACCAACTTTTCTCTTTATCTTTTCTTTATCTGCCCCAGAAAATGAAATAAATGATTCCTTTTCATATTCAGCACCATGCATTACCATATCCACTAACTTCCTACGAGTTGGATGCATAAACTTTTTATTGAATTCCTTTGCCATATTACTTACGATATATTTGTATATATAAGTATATCAAAATTCAAAAAACGATTAACTATCGAAGAAAATACCTAAAATTTGATTTAAGGGTGCGAATGCACCTGTTAATTTGTAAGTGTTACCACCATAAACAAAAACAATACCCTCATTTGGTACAATCTTTTCGAATCCACCAAGTGCATTTAAGCGAGATAATTCTAATTTTAATTTTTCAATCTTCTTAGGGTCACCACTTGCTTTTACTTGAGATATTGTTGATTGTAAACGAGCTACCATCTGTCTTTTAGCACTATCAGGGTTTGCTGTAAGTACCGAATCCATAAAAGATAATACATCAGCACCAACTCCTAAGAATATCTCCTCAAATCTCATTAGATTTTGCTTTGATATCTTTTGTTGGTCTTGCTTATCAGTTTGTTCAGCCCAAGCTCTTAATTTATCATCAGTTATTTCTGCTATACGGAAACTCTTATCACCAAACGCCCATCTCTTTATTAATCCTATCTTTTGTTGGTAATCTAATTTCTTTGCATTTTTTTCTACAAAATTAGTCCACCATGATTGATGGTAATCGGCTACACCATCGGAATCAGATAATTTGAATTCAGATTGTAGTTTAGAAATCATTGCCAAATACTTTCCTTGCAATTTAGAAAGGTGTTCTGATTTAGGAAGTTTATTCATTGGTGGTCCCTGAATTGTGTACTTAGATTGTACATGTGCATTTACTTGCTTAATCATTCCACCTAATATAGATGCCGCTTGTTGGTTCTCACCTACAATAGTACCATCCATATCATAATCAAACGTACCATGAAATACTAATAAGGGTTGATTGTAGGGGATTACGTTTACAGACGTTGGATATATTACTTCCAAATTCATAAACGAACTACCATCCTTAAATATCTTTTTACGTTGAGGTTCAGATAGGGCTGCAATTGCTTTAGATAAATCTTGCATAGCGAAGTTGTAAGCATCGGTTAATCCACCTCTACCAGCAAACTTATCTGCTACCTGTCCTATTGTCATAGCACCAGCTCCTTTGTTCTTTAGGTGTGATTTGTTACGAGCTGCAACTAATCTACCATTTACCC